CGTGACGGTTCAAAAGCAACCGAACCACTTGAGAAACCCATTTTGTTCCAGTGTTCAAGACCATCATACTGAGATAGGCCACCGGATTTAGTGTTGCCATAAAGGGAAGTAGTTGTAACTCCAACGAGAACATCTCCATATTGTCTTTTCCAATCATTTTGTACAGTATCAGCAAGGCACAATAGTGCCAATAATTTACCACCCATATAATTAAAACCCAAAGGTTGCAAAGGAACAATTGTAGAACCAATTGCAGTATGATTAATCATACCCTGTTGTGTCTTAACATCTCTGGGCCAACCAATTGCGGTGTCTCTTGGAGTCAAGTCCAAGAAGTCGGACGATATACACATAACACCAAGATACTTGTCTGTAACTTCATCAACCACGGTGTAATATAGATTACGGCCAATGTTAGAATTATTCTTCATTGTAGAAGAAAAGGTGCGTACTGTATTCCAAGTTTCAGCCAAAGGTCCGTTAGACAAGACTAATTTTGGTTTCAATTTTTCATAGTCATCCGGACCTTCTGGCATCCAAAAATTCTTCTTAACCTTTTCAACCAGTTTCTTTTGTGTAATGTCTACCAACTGAACATCTTCTTCAAACAATGTACTGATTGTTCTAGTTGGATATTTCTCATGCACTTCTAACCACTTTTGATATAAGGTATACTCACGTACATCCATTTTTGATGCATATGTGAGGTCGTTAATCAATATATCTTTTAATTGCTCGGTATCAATATGTTCAAAACGATCAGGATCATTTAATACCTGCCATTTTTCCCATTGAGCATCAACATAATCTATAGGTGTTGCCATTAAGTTCTTGCTTGTAATTGTTTCATATTTTTAGGATTAAAATACTTGCGTCTAATTTTATCCAGTTTCTTCAGGCCAAATTGTAACGCAAGTGGTTTGACACGACTAGTATACACTAATCCATTCATGTGGTCAAGCTCATGGAGAAAACATCTTGCAGTTATACCAGTAAATGTTTTGTTCCGTGTGATACCATTAAAGTCCTGGTATTCCACTTCCACTTCGGCAGGCCTGGTAATTCTCAAATTTAGGAAAGGGAAAGAAAGGCAACCTTCTTCCATGTGGGATTCACCTTTTGTGGAAACAATTTTAGGATTAAAGTATGCCACATATTCTTCAGCTGAACCCATGACAAATACACGATATTCAAAACCACACTGATTGGCAGAAAGACCAATGCCGTTATACTTCTTACAGGTTTCTACCAGTGTGGATGCAAACTCATTGGCATTAATTGGTGCGGTTTCAAAATTAAATTCAGGCAACACCTTGTATAGTGCAGGATGATCCGGTGCAACCAAGTCGAAAGTTTCGACTGGTGTAGATTTAATCTCGGCCTGTTCGGCGGTGTTATATAAAACAATATCTTCTGTACTCATAATTTATCCTATGGTTGGTTTATCAAACAACTTTTTGTATAGTTCATCCACATCAACTACTTTAGACCTAGAATCACACAACAAAACATTTTCATCGTACACTGGCCTAATAGCTAAACCATTGAACGACATTGTAGGCATTGCCTTCTTTATAAACAATAACATTTTTTCTTGGTATTGTTGATGAAATTTCCTTTGGCATAAGAAGGCTTTATTATTACCTATGGTAAATATTCTCCAATTTTTATAATTGTATTTCGACATTATAAACTCACATACTGCACTGTTCACACCAGGATACTCCCAGTCATTGAAATCATCTACAGCAATAACACCATACTCTTTCATCTTATCTGCAAATAAAATCAAATCATTTAGTACCACAGGATGTTCATGGCAACCATCAATGTGTAAAAACTTTAACTGATCTTTGAAAATCAAATCATCTGGAAACAATGACATTGTATCGGTTAATTTCCAAATCAGGTTTTCACCTTTACTAAACTTTTTAATATTTTTGTCGGCAATGACTCTTTGTTCTTCGGAAAAAATATCATACAGATAGAAATTATCTTTGGTGTTTTTAAAATTACAAATATTAATGGCACTTCGGCCATTTGCAACACCAATCTCACAAATATCACCATCCAAATTGAATTGTACTTCTTGTAGTACACCATACATGAGAACAATATCGACTGGATAAAACCAACCTGGGACTTCTTTGTCTACTACATTTCTTTGGTGTGACAGATATTCATTGAAATTCATTTTGCAATCCTTGAAAAGTTTCCTTTTTTCTCAAACTTAATGACCGAACGGAACTTATCAAATAACTGGTCACCTTTGTGGGAAATAACAAACACATTAGTATCTGTACCCATTTCATGTATCAACTTTAGAAATTCTTCTGTGCCTACTGTATCAAGGCTAGAATCAAACACTTCATCAAGTATCAACAAATTAGTATTGGTACTATTCTTTAGTTTGGCAATCTGTCGCCAAGTAAATAATAAGGCCAAGTCGATACGCATTTTTTCACCTTCGGAGAAATTGGCATAAGAGAATTCATCACGGTGCCTACTCTTAATTGTTTCTTCAAAGTTTTCATTGATGTTGAAGTTAACAAAGAAGTCCATTGCAGACAAGTACTTGTTAATCAACTTATTCATAATAGGTAGATATTGTTTAATGATCCGTGTCTTAATGCCACCATCTTTCAATAAACTACCTGCAAATTCATGGTAATGTTTTTCTATCAAAACACTTTCATAGTTTGTTTTATACTCATTCAATGCGACATTCAACTCAATTAACTTCTGGTCACCGCCTTCCGTACCAGTCTGCTTGTTGGTCAACTCATCTATCTCATTGTTTAATTTAGTGATGTAATTGCTTATTGCCGATATAGTAGAAGTGTGTTTAATAATTTCACCACTGTGTTCACTAATGTGTGTAATGATATCCGTAATAGATTTCATTTCAGTAGTTACTTTGTTTAACTCTTGTTCAATCTCAACCAAGCCAGTTTTTTGTGTGGTAATTTTTTGTGATTTTTCTTGTACCTGAGAATCTTTCCACTCAGGTGTAATTGATTGTTTACATGTTGGACAATCGTGGTTGGTTTCATAAAAGTCAATCTCTTTTTGATTTCGGTCAATATTAGTTTGTACTTTACCTTTGATTTGAAATAATCCTTTGGATTTTTTATCCAGTTTCTCTTTCTTATCACCAACCTTATTCTGTAGTACTGCAATATGTTTATTAATCAATTGAATATCATTTTGCAGTTTGTCCATTTGCATCTTTGATTTATCAATTTCTTCCAATTTGCGTTTGATATCCGCATCATGGTTCTTTTTGTGTTCTTCAATGTTTTGTTTTTGTAATGTTATCTTTTCTTCCGTAAGAGAAATGGCATACTTAGATTTACTTAAATCATCTTTGATGGCCGAATTCTTCTCTTTGATAACATTGTTCATTGAAGAAAAGATTTGAATATCTAATAGGTCTTCAATGATTGCTCTGCGATCTGATGCTGATAACTGCATGAATGGAACAAAGGATGCTGAACCAAGAATGACAACCTGCGTAAAAGACTTGTAATTTAATTTGAGAATATTATTCTCTAGTATCTCTTGATAGTCTTTTGCAGCTGCATCTTGGTTCAGCAATACATCATTCAGATAAATTTCAAATACGTTTGGTTTAATACCACGAACGACCTTGTATTTCTTTTGGCCAATATTGAAATGTACTTCAATAACAGCTTCTTTATTGTTAACGGAATTTAGTAACTGTGGTTTGTTGATTTTACGAAAAGGTTTACCAAACAATCCAAAGCACAATGCATCCAAAATTGTGGATTTACCTGCACCATTGTGGCCAATAATTAATGTATTATTAGACTTGGTAAAATCAATCTCAGTAAAATGAGCTCCAGTGGAAAGTAAATTCTTCCATTTAATCTTTTGAAATAAAATCATGCTTGTTCAGTATTCAATGCCTCTACGTAGAGTTCTTTCAATAATGTTTTTAACCGGTCGTTGTCGATACTTTCTTCTGTAATGCCATCAACATACTTGTTTAATATGGTGAGTGTGTCTTCCGCTTCATCAACCACTTCATCACCACCTTCCAAGTCTGTAAAATCTTCAGCAATTGTAATATCTGCTGGGTTCACATTATACAGGTTATTCATAAACTTGTCAAACAAATACGGATTGGTTTTGTTTATTACAACCACTTTGACATAAGTATTTGTATATGGTTTGAAATCCATACCATCAAGTTCTTTAATGGTATTCACTTTGTCATCGTACATAATACGATGGAACATTTTGTTTGGGTTCTCTACGAATTCAAGTTGATGAGAATCCAAATCAAACAAATGAAAACCCCTAGCGTCATTGTAATCTTGCCAAGTAAGTTCGTATGGGTTCCCCAAATAGTGGATATCATTAGCAGAAGATTTGTGATGGTAATGACCACTAAAAGTGTGACTAAACTTCCTAAAAATTCCACGATCCAGTCCTCCTTCGGATGGCATACCACGATACATCGCAAAGCCTGCAATTTCAAAATGTCCCATACAGAATTTTGCATCTGTATCTTTTATCATCTTCATAGAATCATCATAATTCTCAGGGCAAATCCAGGGCATCATACAGATTTTATGGGGACCAACATAGATTTCTGCCGGATGGTCAATAACATTTAATGAGATACCATATTCACCTAGAAGTAATTCTACCGAGTTTACATCATTGGTATTCTTAAAGTATGTGTCGTGGTTACCGGCCAACATATGAACCTGTATACCCATCTCAAACAAAGGATCAAAGAACATTTCTTTGGTGCGTTTCAAAGAAAAGAAATTGATATACTTCCTTCTATCAAAGGTATCACCAAGAATCAATAGTGTCTCAATCTTTTCCTTTATCAGTGTCGGAAAGAATGTTTCTTCATAAAACTTCTCATAGAAATCTAAGAAAAGGGTTGAGTCATTTCTCGCACCAAAATGCTGGTCAGTTATTATTGCTACTTTCATTTACTCTTTTCAATTTCCAATACTCTTTGCCGTAACTCAGTGGTCGAAAAACTGTGTTGGCGACTGTTAAAATAGACTGACATAGGTAATTGATAACCAGTGAACTGTTTATCCCTATATTCTTCACCTATGATTCTAACATCTATTTGATATGAAGTCAATATGTCCATCAATTCTTTTTCAGTGGCATATGGTATAATTTCATCAACATACATACAAGCCTTTACCTGTATGAATCTTTCCAAAACCGATTGTACTGGTTTATTTTTAATGCCAGGCCTATCAATCGTAGGATCAATCTGCAATCCAACAATCAAATAGTCACACTGGGTTTTTGCCTCTTTTAGCATCATCACATGACCTGCATGGAAAAGGTCAAATGTGGAACATGTAAATCCTATTCTCATAATCACTCCTCAATAAATTTTTCAAGTCCTTTTGGTTTCTTTGCCGCATCTTTTTCGGCTTTCTTTGCCTTCTTAGAGTCCTCATAGTTACCAATAAATTCAGCAATATTATCATACAGTTCAAACTGTCTACTTGAACCATCTTCACCTTCTAACATTTCAAACTCATCCAGAATACCATACATCTCTGTAGCTTTATACTTGACATACAGTTGTTTCTTTTCCTTCTGTATGCGTCTTAGAAAGGCAAAGTAAATGATTTGTGTGAAGTATGCAAATGGGTTGGAAGACTTCGTTGGATCAAAGTTCTCAAAGTACATTAAACAATTCTCAATACCATCCGAAACCATCTCATCTCGGTATGTGTAGTTAATGAAGTTTGGTTTGTGTGACAGGCCTTCGGCAATTTTCATCCAACATTCACCAATGTAATTTGGAATGGTTGGTTTAGGTTTACCAGATTGTTCGGCTTCTACGCAACGAGCTTTGTAATCGACAAGTGCCTTTAGGAAATCTGGATTGTTTATATAATGTTTCTGTTTACTCATTCAAGTGTACCATAAAAAGTTGTTGACAAAGGGCTTGACATGTGTTAAAGTCCACGGTGTAGCCCGGATGATATTAATATATTAATGTATTAAGGAATTCTTTCTAGATTCCTTTTCCTCAAAAGCGGAGAGCACTTCATCTGTAAGTACCACTTCTCTTTCTTTTTTAGTTGATTCGTTTAGTTTTGTTGATGCATTCAGGTAATATTCTTCAAAGTCTTCGGTTGGATCCATCAAACACAAAATGGTTTCCATATCAATCTCAACCGTATTTTCTTTAATTACTGCCATAGGCAACCAACATTGTAACATCAAATTGCTGCCTCTTAATTCAAATAACATTGGATCAGTAATTGATATCATATCATCTTTTGTATACTCACAGTCGCAGATTACATCTAGACCGTCTTTAAATCTTACTATTTTAATGGCCATTTTTAAGTCCTATATTGTAAATTTTAAAAGTAAACTTCTCCTCATTATATATCTTTACTCTTTCGATGAAGTGTTGTAATGTGAAGTTTGTGTGTTTTTTGATTCTTAAATCATCCGATATATCATAAAGTGTGGCCATTTCTTTACCTTCATTCTGTCTCAGTCCACGACCAATTGATTGTAAATTTCTAATTCTTGATTTACTTGGGCTTGCAAATATGATGTTATGTAAATTTCTAATGTTTGTACCAGTAGAAAAGGTACCAAAACTGGCCACAGTGATTGCATCGTTTTCTATTTCCATAATTTTTCTAACTTCTTCTCTGACAACAGTGTCTACATCACCATCAATAAAATAAACACTACGACCATTTGCCTTCTGTTTAATCATTTCGTATAATGCACGACCATGTTTCTTCATCTGAAAAAGAACCAATGTATTTTTCTCCAAACTGATTGCCAAATTACGAATGAAACGATTTCTATTCTCAGACTCAATCAAATACTTCAACTCATCTGGATATGTTGCATCTTTCATTTCTTTGCATACTTCATCCGAATGTTTTAGTATCAGACATTTTATGTTGAATGCTGATAATTGATTCTTGTCAATCAACTCTTTAGTTGATATGACCTTTTTCGTTGGTCCAAACAAACCTTCTAATACCAATTTGTGTGTTTTGGTGCCGTCTAATGTACCAGTAAGGCCAATTCTATATTTTGCATTGATACAAGATGTTAGTATTGATGTTAATGATTGTGCCTTGAATAGGTGTGCCTCATCACCAATTACATATTGGAATTGATGAAAGTATTCAGGTGGCAACTTGTATAGTGACTGCCATGTGGAGATTGTTAAATTCTTATCCGTTAGCTTATCTTTACCTTGATAGATTCTGTGTACGTTTTCTTCCACATTAAATCCGTTAAAGGATGAATAATCTGCAAAGTCCGAATACAACTGTTCAACCAATGTTGTTGTTGGAACAATGATTAAACCTTTTAACTGTTGATACTGCAACAACTGTCTGAACAACAAGTATATGATAAGTGATTTGCCTGATGCAGTGGGAGATAATAGTAAAACTCTCCGTTTTTGCATGGCCTCAATAAATGCATTTTGTTGGTGTTCTCTTACACCAATTTGTTTACCTTGTGAATGTAGATTCAATATGTCAAAGAATTTTTGTGCATGATAGACTGAATATTCATCTTCAATAATGTCATGTGAATATGCATACTCACGTTCTTCACAAAACTCTTTAAGATATGGAATCAAACCAAGATATAGTTGACTGCTCTGTAGATTGAATAGACGGATCTTACCGTCCCATATGCGATTCCGATAGGCTGGAACGAACTGATAACCAGGTACAAAGAATGTAAAGTACTCAGATAACTCCTTTGCGACATGCTTCTCACAGGTCACTTTGGCGTATACTTCATCCTTCTTTGTGATTGTTAAATGGTCATTGTCCACCAACAAATTTCTCCCATGATATAAAGTCTCGGAGTTGCCATGTTCTTTGTTTCAATTCGGCCATAATAGATTCAACAACTGAAACGACTTCCTCATGGTAGACCTTTTTCTCCAATAATTTGATAAGGTCTTTATCTGCTTCCAAATAGGTGTTAATATCAGACTTCAATGCAAACTGAAATGGTTCCCAACCATATTCATTCAATTCATCTTGTGACATTTTACCTGTAAAGTATTCCCATTTTACCTTACGCATACGCAGGTAATCAAAGTGGGCTTTCTTTGATGCGATTTTATGTTTGGTGAGAATGCCAAGATACTTACTGTGATATACAGGTATCTTTAACAGTTCTTTGCTAGGTTCGGTCTGGTCAATGACTGCATCCGATTCCCACATTTTTAGTATTTGTTCAAGTGTTTCCATAGTTATTCATAATTGCCATAATCAAAACATTATATCACAAAAGTATTAAACTGTCAAGTATTTGTATGATTGATACCTGAATGTTGCGCTTGCGGTTATAATGGTGTCTGCGGATTGTGTAGTATCAAATCTAAGTGCGCTAATAGTTAAAGGAAAAACATTTGTGAATTGTATTCTTAAAATTGGATTGTTTAATCCACTCAGTATACTTAATGTTGCATCAGAAAAATGTTTATTGTCTTGTAGTTCTTTACTACCATCACGCTTTTCAAAACCATCAGGATCAGCAATAGAAGTGAACCAATCATATATGTTTTTCCATGACTGTAGTTCTTCATCTATTATAAATTCTATGTCCAATGGTTCATAGGTCAGTTTGGTGCCTGGTGAAAACATGTCCAAAAACGGAGTAGGCTTCATAACTTCACCCAAAGAAACGCCCGGTAGATTAACCTGTTGGCAAAAATACTGTGTGGCCCTAATTCTATCGAATGTAAGTAAGAACTTAGTGGGTTGAAGTAAATCGGTATTTTCTGGTGTTCTGGTTATTGCAGTCATGTTATTTCCTCTATGTACTATTTAGGAGCCAAAAAAAAGGGACCCGAAGGTCCCTTTTAAATGTCACTCTATGGTGACTCTTTATCTTACATCAAGTTGCGAACTTGGAAGATACGGTAGTAAACGTTTGAACGAGCGTTCAATGCACCGTTGCCAGTGGTCAAACCAGTTGCGAATGGGTTTGCAACCATGCCGTAACGAGTCTTGAATCCAATTTTTGGTTGGAATGTATACTGGTCAACTGCACGAACCATTTGTAGAGGAACGTAAGGGCAGTAGAAAATACCTGCATCGTAAGGTGATGTACCTTTGTAACCAATGGTAACCAATTCTTGGTTCGATGTGTAACCACCGAAATAAGGATCAATGTACACTTTGATACGGCCATGCAACAAACCAGCAAATGTATTGCCTGTGTCATCAACTTGTAGGTCAGCAGATAGGTTAGGTGTGTATTGCAACACGCCAGCCATTGCCATTGCGGAAGCAACGTCAGATGATACAATCATCACGTTACCTTTGCCACGACGAGTTTGCTTAGCAATTACGTTAGCATCACGTTCAATTTGGAAAATCAAACCTTTGAAACGTTCAACTGACCAACGACCGTTAGAGTCGGTGTCCAAGTCGAAAGAACCAGCAGTTGTAGTACCATACTGAGCACCTGCAACAGCGCATGTATAGATTGTACGGATAACTTCACGGTTGATTTCAGCAAGAATCTCAGTAGAAAGAATGTTGCTCAATTCTGTTTCAGCATCCAAACCATGGATTGCCTTCAAGTCTTGTGCAAGTTCTAGTGAGTATTCAGCTTTCAATGCACGGCTTTGTGCAGTAACAGTAACTTTCTCAATTGAGAAAGCCATTTGTTTGAAATTGCTATCTGTGTCAGCACCCAAAGCTTCTGCTGTAGCAGTAGACATACCAATACCAGTTGTAACAGCGTTAGCAGTTGCAAAGTTTGTCAATGGATTTCCATCGGTATCTTTAGATGTGTTACCACGGAAACCGTATAGGTTGTTTTCGGAACCAACACCAGAGAATTTGGTGTTTGCTTCGCCGTAGAATGCTTCGTTTGCATTTGAAGGTGAACCTGATTGTGCATCGTAACGAGCACGCATTGCAAAGATCAAGCCTGTTGGGCCTGTCATTGGCTGAACACCTGCAACATCATAAGCAATCAAGTTAGGTAATGCACGGCGAACCAAACTAATCAAGATTGGATCGTAGTTAGAAATGCCAGAACCTGTAACGTTTGTTGGAGCAGCAGATTGTGCTGTTTCATTCAATTGTGAATGAGCAGCTGCCATTTCACGTTGTTGGTTTTCCAAAACAAGTGCTGTAACAGCTTTCTTGTATGGGTCGGTAATGGATTGCAATCCTTCGTGCTCAAGCACAGGTGCCCATTTTTTTTGTAGTTCTTCGGTTAGATACATTTAGTGTTCTCCTTATGAGTATCTTTTATTGGTAAAGTTTATTTATTTAGCCAATGATTTTGAGATGATTTGTGCGTATTGTGCAATTTCAGGATCAACAGATGCCGATGGCTTCTTGTCTTCCTCAATTTCCACTGCTTCGTGCAATGCAGAGCTTTCAATCGCTTTAACTGGAGACTGGAAGTATGAATCTACCAATGTTTCCAATTTACGACCAAATTCTTCTTCTGTGGTAAACTCAACACTCTCTGCGAGTGATTTCAATTTTTCCACTTGAGTCTGCGTTAGGCCCTCACATACTGCATGTATAGCCTCTGATTTTTTATATTCGTTAATTTGTTTCTTCATTTGAACGGCAGTCTGAATCTGTTCGTTTAATGAATCTTCCAATTCTTCAACTTTGTCGGTCAATTCTTCAACAACGTTTACTTTTTCTTCTGGAATGTCAATATAGTGTTCTTCGAACAATGACTTCATGCCACGAATGAAATCTTCAACGATTTCGGCACGTAGACCCTTTTCGATTGCCAATTGGTTTTCTTTGAACCATTCTTCTGACATGTAGTTAATGTAGTCATCCAATTTCTTAGATAAATCTTCTTTAACTTCTTCAACTGAAGCTTCGAATTCTTCGTACATTGCTTCTTCAACTTCTTCCAAAATGGCTTGTGAACGAGCAATAACGGCTGCTTCGAAAATTGTGGTTGCTTTTGTTTTGAATTCTTCGGACAATTCTTCACCAGAAAGTAATGCACCAACATCTTGGTCCATCTGTTCTTTCATTTTTTGTTTCTTCATCATTTTCTTAATCATTGCTTTGTCTTCTCCAGCATCTTCGTGGCTTTCTTCAGCAACAACTTCTTTTTCTTCATCTTCTTCTGTTCCTTCAGCATAAGATTGGAATGTTGCACCTGGATTTGCTTGCATCATTTGTGGTGCAAGTTTAGCCTTGATTCTGTCACGAATGGCAGAGTAGTCTGTTGCGGCTGCTTGAACAGCTTTGTGTTCAGCGCCTTGTGAATCGGCAGGACCAGATAGTTTGCTGCCAGGTTGTGAACCGACAGGTGGTGTTGCGCCAGGAGGTGTAGCTGTTGGAACACCTTTGGTGTAATCACCAGTTTCGTCATCTTGTTTCTTGATCTCACCAGCAACTTCGCCAGCATCTTTCATGCCATAAGCAACAGATGTAGGTAGTTTAGATGAACCTTCTTTGTGGCCACGAGCTACAGAAGCTTCAAAGTTTTCCTTTGCGCCTTCTGTAAGAATTGATTTAGCGGCGTCTGTCAGATTAAATTTTCCCATTTTGAGAATCTCCTTGATTTTATATTGGATATTTATA